AGAAGAATGGTGGCTACTATACTTCACCACCACACTCCGAAACTTGTTAGAGGCGTACCGCTAATACACGGTTCATAAGGACTAAGACCTCATTACGCCACGCTTCTGAAAAAATACTTGTTTTTCATGGGCTGATAACTCCTTTCTACGGCACGGTAAGACTTTTTATGGTCTTGCCGTTTTTTTTATTGACATTGTTTATTTTTATTTATACATTTATGTAAAAAAGTTATGTTTGAAGGATTAATAGAAGAAATGAGCAAATGTGAAACAATTGAACTTTGTCATTTTTATGATACAATTGGAAAAATAAAAGAGTCATATGCAAAATCAAGACAACTTCATCCGTCTGTGCAAGAATATCAGAGACTTTATGAAGATACGTGTAACGTAGAGAAAGTAATTCAAGATACAATAATGGAAAGATTTTTAGCATACAAAAAATGAGTGGAATAAAAAAGAAGATAAAAGAATTATGGTACGGTCTTTTCGGTGCAATGAAAATAACAGAAGAAGAAACGTTAAAGGCACCAGGTGTTAATGTTTCTGCTGGTGTAACCATAAATCAGGAGGTACATGACAAGAGGGTATCAACAGCGTTATTAGCCGGAAAAGAAACACAAGAAGTTAAAGAACTCAGATACAGAACATATGCCGTAGATAGGGAAGCACAAACATATGAGGTATTTTCACCTACACTTGCAATGAAAAAAGATGAACTTGAAAAACAGGATACAAAGTTCATCTATTACGATGATAGTGATGGATTAGATGTAATTACAATACAAAACAATTTCCCGTTGGTTGAAACCGTGGAAGAAAGTCTTGAACGTGTAGGTAGCAGAGGAAAGAAAACAGAATATTGGATTAAAATTGAACGTGAGTTTGGCTTCATGCCAAGATATAGACTGGAAGAATATACGAAACGCATTGTTGTTAAAGAAAAAACAAAAGGCAAAACCGCTATAATTGAGTTTTATGTTTCAAAGTATCCACATGAAATGGACTTGAAATCAAAAGGGTTCGTAAAAGAAATCGAAAAGGTAATGAATGACGGTGTGAGAAGTGACGTTCTTGATATCAACATTGTATCATTTACAACAAATCATGCATACAAAGTAGTTGACATGCTTTTATATACCTTTAAAGTAAAAGAGTTGAGGGGTATAACTGAATATGACGGTCACTATGTCATAAAATATCTTGCCGATATTGTTGTGAATGGACAAGACAGAACTGACCAATTCTATAATGAAGAAATGGCCAACAAGTACAAAAATAAGGAAAAAAAGACAGTTGTACATAATCTAACCCCAGACACAGAGGACAAAATATATGTTTGTGAAGAATGCGGAAAAGAAGTTAAATATTGTCCGAAAGACATTGATAATTTAGACCCAAGTGATGAAACAAACGAGGCAAATGTCACTGAATTTTTCGACCTGCAGATTTCAGAAAGCACATTTGGTAAAAAACTTTGCAAAAACTGTCTTGAAAAACACTTAAATGAACTTGAAAAACTAAACAAAGATGAGCAAAAAAGTCATACGCCTTAAAGAAATAATAGAAGAAATCAAAAAAGATAAAGAAATTTTGGTTGAAAACAGTAATAAAAAACTATATCTTAATAATATAAAGAAACAATAAGTTATGGATATATTAGAAGAATACAAAAAACAATTTGAACTTGACAAACAGAATGAAAATTACGAATTACCGAAGACTGCTGAAGGCAATAAACCACGACTAACAGAGGAACAGTTGGAAGTTTATAAAAAAGAACTCGATACATACAGAAAAAGTGATGAAGATTTACTTAAAGCGTTTCAACAGAAATTCATCCCGTTAACTGACAAAGAGTTAAAAGAAAAGGGAAAATTAACACCTGTTCAAGTAAATTTAAAAGTAATCAAGGCTTATTGCCCTGAATGTGGAGAAGAAATTATATCCAAAATGCCCTCATTGTTTAATGCTTTCACTCTTGAAAAACATGCTAAATATGAATGCCCAAAGTGCGGTGCTAAATATGACCTTGAAAACGCTTATCCAAGACTTGCAGTGTTTGACATGTATGGAAACGAAATAAAATGTTTTTTGGAGTAATATCATGAAGATAGCGATTGACATAAATGATGTCTTACGTGATTACACAAGGCAATTTAAATTGCAGTATCAGAAATTTATTGACCCTTATTTTGACATCGCCGATGAAGACATCAATACACTTAACTTTTGCGAAGTTTTTCCTTTTGAAAACGAAGAAGCATATAAAAAGTTCAAATACATCGACAATGCGTTTGAAATATTTGGAAGAGCCGAATCTGTCGACAAAATGCTTCCGTACAGGTTCAATGATTGGGTACAGAACTATATGAGGGATTTTGACAAGGATGATATACCAGAAATTATGCTTGTAAGTCCGTTTGAAGCGAACATGTCAATACAGGCAACACTTCTTTTTTTATCAACATTCGGGGCACGGATAAGGGAGATTTATTTCCCTGTTGATTCACAAACAGTATGGGAGAGATGCGATATTCTGATTACAGCAAATCCCGTTTATTTGGAAAACATACCAGAAGGTAAGTTTGTGATAAAGATTAATAAATCTTATAACAAGGAAATTGAAAACAAAGGAAAAGGAAAAATCTACTCGTTTAATTCAATGATGGAAGTAATAAACGACAGAGAAGAAATAATCAGAAAAATCGTAGAAGGAAAACATGTTAACGATTAATATGTTGGGTGGAAAATATTATATTGACCTTGAAAGATATGTTGAATTTATAGCAGATATCAAACCCAATGAAAGACTTACAAATTCAGCAATCACTGAAACATACGGAGAAAGTTTGGAAGGTGAAGAAGGTGAAATGAACCTTATGTCGAAAGAAATCGTAGAAACAAAAGGCACTGGTAGTGGAAATGAATTTTTCCACAACATACGATTTACATTAATCGGGAACTTAGTTGATTCACTTACAAAAGGTTATACGACAGACGGTGAATTGTGTGACATAAGAGACTCTGAGGAATTGACAATGGAACAAAAAATTGCCTTTAACACACTCACTAAATATGGAATTTTAGTTAAAGAAGAATAAAGACACAAATAGATAAGAAATGAACAACGAAAAAGAAATAACGGTTTTAAAAAGGATTGAAGATGCTATAAACAATCTTAATGCAAAGGAAAATACACTTTTCTTCTTTGTTAGCGATAGTAAAAATATTCCAAACAGTAATACACTTTATGTTTACCAAATGGCAAAAACCCTAAAGGAACTCGGTTATAAAGTCTGTATGTTATATCAACTAAATAACGAGTATTCAAAATCTGAAATTGATAGACTGACTAGGCTTGGAAAACCGATAGACCCTTCAAAAATTTTCGAAGGTGTAGGCAATTGGCTTGGAGAGGAATATTCATCAATCGAACATATGAATATTGCCGATAATAAATGGATGGTCTCACCGTCAGATTTCCTATTTATTCCAGAAGTATTTTCAAGTCTTATGAGGGAAACCTTTAACAAAAGCATTCCCTGTAAAAGATATGTAATCCTTCAGAATTTCAGGTATATTTGTGACTTTATCCCGTTTGGAGACCAATGGATGAATTATGGTATTACGAATGCCATCGTATCAACAGACAGACAAGGAGCACTTATTGAATCTGTTTTTCCATATGTGAAAACAAGAACACTAAATCCATATATCCAAGAAAATATGTGTCCACCTGTAAAGGCAAAGAAACTTATTGTTAACATTGCCGCTCCAAAAAGTAGTTACATTGAACATATTATTAAAACTTTTTATTGGAAATATCCGGCAATGCAGTTTGTCACTTTCAGAACATTAAAGAATCTGCCAACCGAAAAATATGCCGAATTTCTGAAAGAGGGATGTATCACAGTATGGTATGACCCAGAAACACAATTTGGATATAGCGCGTTAGACGCAATGGCTTGTGGCAATATTGTAATCGGTAAATTACCTGAGAGTATTCCAGAATGGATGATGACACAGAATAACGAAATTGCCGACAACGGAATTTGGTATAATGACATTAATGATATTCCTGATATTCTTGCAAAAGTAATTGGCTCTTGGATGAGAGACGAACTTCCCGAAGAAATTTATTCCGACATGGATAAAACCGTGAAGAAATACTCATATGAAAGATGGAAACACACCGTTAAAGACATCATTGAAGAAATCTTCGAAAAGAGAAAAGAGGAATTTGAATCAATCAAGAAAAACGTCGAAAATAAAATCAAAACAGAAGAATAATGAAAGACATAGATATTATAATTCCGGTACATCAGTATGACCAAATTGTTGAAGAATTACTTACAGAAGCAATAGAAAGTGTTGTTGAAGCACAGAAGAACTACACTGACGGTACTCTTAGATGTCTTATTGTGTATTCAAAAGAAGTCGAAAACACCAATATAGTGAATGACATGGGGACAATGTTCAAAGACAAAATTGAGATTGTCCCAATAAAGAATGATGGAAAAACCGACTATTGTTCACAAATTAATTTTGGTGTTGACCATGTTAAGACAGATTTTTTCTCGATTCTTGAGTTTGATGATGCATACACACCTAAATGGTTTTTCAATGCGAAAAAGTATTATCTCGGAAATGAAAGTATTAGCGCATTTTTACCAATCAATCTTTTCCATGATGGAAACTTTGACAGATGGCAATACGGTAACACTATGGCAATTTCACCAATGTTTATCACATCAGATGAAAATGATAATGACGAACTTGGTATAATCAACTTCATGCGTCTTGAAAAGTGTGCGCTATTTAATGTAACGGGTGGAATATTCAACACGAAAGACTTTATTTCAGTTGGAAAATATAAACCATCTATTAAAGTGGCCTTCAATTATGAATTACTTTTAAGAATGACAAAACTTGGACTTAAGGCGATGGTCGTTCCAAAAGAGGGATATGTTCATGCGCTTGGACGAAAAGGAAGTCTTACAGAAACTTATACAAACGAATTAAGCGAAGAAGACCAAAACAAATGGTTTAACCTTGCGTTAAGAGAATGCACATACAAAGAAGATAGAGAAAAAGGCATTGAAAACATAAAAGAAGAGGCCGTTAAATAATGACATAACCATTTTTTAACATAATGCCCGAAACGGTAAAAGACAAAAAAACAACTGAAATTGATTGTCTTGAAGAAAAGCAATCAAATATGGTTTCCAACAATGAAGAGAAAAAACCCAAAAAGAGGGGTAGAAAACCTAATCCCGAAAAACGTACGGGTTATTTCTATGAGGAAGAAGAAGAAGCATTTAAACAATATATACAGAGTACAGACCAAAATTTTAGAAACAAAATTTTCAAAGAGAAACTTTTTCCCGCATTCACAAAGATGATAGAGTCCATAAGTAGAAGGTATGGACTCTATACTCCATCTGAAAGTTTTGATGATACGTTTTATGACACTATGTCCTTCCTTATGACAAAAGTGCAAAACTTTGATTTTACAAAGGGTTATAAAGCATATTCCTATTGTGGAACTGTGTGCAAACGTTATCTTTTATTAAAACGAACACAAGACATGAAACGTACAGAAAATGTTCTTTCTTATGATACAGTGTTCGATGGTGCCAAACAAGATATGAGGCAAACGGACGATAACGAGGACACACAGTTGTATTATGACTTAATTAACAAAACCATAGATGAGATAACATTTATGGTAAGTGATGAATATCCCGATAAAATGACCGAAAATGAAAAAAATGTAGGTTATGCACTATTGGAGATACTCACCAACTGGGAAGAAATATTCACAAGAATAGAAACAAGAAAATTCAACAAAACGTCTGTTTATTACTTTATCAGAGAGTTTACCATGTTATCATCAAAAGAAGTAAGGGAGGCTATGAAAAAATACAAAAATCTGTACTTCTTTCAAAAGCAAAAAATGATTGAAGAGTAATTATTATTGTATAACAACTACTTTAATTATGGTACAACTTAAAAAAATAAAGATAAAATTAAACAACCCTGCACGTCTTGAAGATTTATTGCAGGAATTGTACAATGAAGCTTGTCAAAACATCGAACAGATACAAACTGAAATGAATAAACTGTCCAATTCAATTAGATTAAATGAAGAAATCATGGATGCCAAAACCAAATACGCAAAGGCGATGAATGATTATATCGCGAATAAAGGAAAGGCAATTAACATTAAATTGGACATAGCAAAACTCATGTCAGAAGTAATCAAATATCAGGGTAATGTAAGCAAAACCTTTAATGAGAGTGAAATTCCTGGCGATTGGGACGAATTGATTGCAAAGGCAAATAGTCTTGATAATAACACAGAGCAAGAAAATAAAAAAGAGGAGTATACCATTAGGTAATGGCAGACATAAAAAAAATAAAAAGCGAAGCAATAGCCACGATAGACGCAGCCTTGACAATCCTCAACAAGTTTCCTGAATTTGATGAGGGTAATACCAATTTGTCTTACAACACATCGTTTAATCCATTTGATTTCCTTATGGATTTATTCAAAAGCACAATGGGCTATGATAAGTTTATCCAAGTAATATCAGACATTATTGTGCTTGAATTGCCTGCAATTGAGATTGCGGTAAAGACTGTGCTTATTACAAACTTCAAAAATTTGATTTCATGTACGTTAAATCCACTTATAAGCGATGAGGTTCTTCTGAATGGATTTACATTTAATCTTGAAGAAGTTGATATATTAGGTATTTTGAATTATTCACCACTTGCACCAAAAATAGGAAGTTTTAATCTTAACCCAGGAAAATATTTTTATTTTGGTTGCGATAAACTTGAGTACCCATCCGAACTTAAAAGAGCCGGTGATTTTAACGCTTTCCTTTGGTATGTCAAAAACATATCAATCGGACGAGAGGTATGGACAGGCGTACCTGAGATACAGGCCACATTCGGTGATTCTGTTTGGGGTAGAGGTGATTATACGACACAAAAAGAATTACCAGACGATGATGATGCTTCATTCTATAATCAAGACAAGAATAAATGTAATCAATCCGCTGGAATTTTAACTCTTGAATTTAACGAAAGAGGAAGCAGCATAAAGGATGCAGAAGGACATAGTGATTATAATCTTAAAACACCATACAATAATTGTATTCATGTCTTTATTGGAAATACAGCACCTTGGAATAACATCCAGATAAATGCTTGGAAAGGGGAGTTAGAAGAAATTGAACGTCAGATTGAGGATTTGAAATCAAAATTGTATGAAAAACAAACTTTTCTGGACAATATAATAAAAGAATACGAAGAGAAGACAAAAGATGATGTTGTAAAGGGAAAAACTGATGCCTCTGAAGGCAAAGCAATGATGGAAGAGTTCAATGAGATTAAAGAGAGAACTGAATTAGAGATAAACGAAATTAAAGTTCAGATATCTCAGGCAAATGAAGAAAAACAGTCTGTTCAGAAAAACCTGTATCAATACATGCGTTTTAACGACAGCGTTAGATATAGGACAATCGAACAGAATTACTATTACAGAAGAACCATCATTGAATTCAATACCGACTATATAATGTCGCTTAAACTTTTTGATTCGAAAGTTGTTGCTGCTCAACTTATAGACGCGTTAACGGCATGCCTGTCAATTGACCTGAATCTGTCTTACGAACAACTCTTTATAAAGAATGAAATACAGAAAATGGTCAAGATGATTAATGAAACTGATGATATCGTTGTTAATGACTGTTTCTTCACATTCTCAAATGAAGAGTTTAATGCAATGGTTCAAAAATCAGAACTAATTAGAGCTGGTTTATTAAGCGAAAACGGAGAACTGAATAGCGACACACATATTGATGCAAATTCTTTATTAAAAAAATTAAATGAGATTAATCCAGATTCCTCGAAAGAACAAATAAGCACTGTAATATCAGGCGCACTAACTGACATAAGTAAAACGATTTCAACGGCAGATTATGAAATAAATGATAAAGTTAATTTTAACGCCCAAATGAACTTTATTGAGAATCTACTTTCTAATCTTGCCTATGTCATAACAAGTGCTGTTGTATCGCCAAAACTATACTTATTGCTTGGAATTAACCTTCAGATGCTTGGAAGTGAAACCAATTTTGATTTGGCTGCATTCATGGAAATGCACAAACAAATGATAGCAGCAATCATAAGGGCAGTCAGGGATGCTTTAATACAGAAACTTGTTGAAAAACTATATAAACTTGTAGGATATCTTGCTGAAGAAATTGGCCAAAAAATGTCAATAGAACAAATCCTTTATTACAAAGATTTGTTGAAGAAATGCATAGAATGCTTTAAATTGTGGGGCAAAGACCGTTACAGTGAATTCGATGTCAACAACATTGACTATGCCGATATTTTGCAGGATGATACAGAAGATGCAGAAACAAATAAAAATTGTTAATAAGATTAAATTATGGGTTGGATTGAACAAATAGCAAACGGAATAAATAAGGCCTTCAATGCCATAAGACCTGCATTTCCTGTTATACCCGCAATTCTAATGGTATGCGAAGCAAAACACCGGCCAGGGCTATCAGCAATTGCATTGACAAGTGCAATAATACAGAGATTACCAGAGGTTGGTATTGAAACAGGAGTAAACTGTGATGGCTCACCAAATAAAATTAATGGGTTTGTGAAGATAATATGTGAAGAACTTGTAAAAGAAATAAAAAATAACGGTTTCGTTAAAGTTACAGCCGCACCAGGTGAATACAACCTACAGGTTACAGGTGTTGTTACACCAACAGGTGAAGTTGTTGGAACTGCAATTAATATGCAGCCTATTACAACTGATGGAATAAACGGATAAAGTCAAATGTTATGGATATTGAATTAATGACCATAGAAGAATTAGAAAAAGAACAGGTAACATTACACGAACAATACGAATTAAAAAAAGGTGAATGTTATGAAAGTTACATGACAATGCTACAACTTTCTGAACAATATCAGAAAATAGAAGAAGAATTAAATAAAAGAAAGGGAATAAAACAATGACACAGGAAAATATACCAACCAACTTTTATTTCTCTAAAGTAGAATATGTTGAAGATACACAGGCGGGTTTAAGAATTAAAGCAAAAATACCATCTGTCGACCTATTTGAAGACCCACTTAATGAAGATTGGCCGTGGGCGTTTCCACTGCTACCTAAACATTTACATATCAACCCCAAGGTTGGTGAATGTGTCATTATTATTTTAGAAGACCCAAAAGCACCAAAAGGAAACCGCTTTTTTATTGGGCCAATAATATCTCAGCAATACTTGCTTGAATATGACCCATATCATTTTTCCTCAAGAAACATGTTTCAGGGAACCATGGGCGAACCACTTCAAAATCCAGACATGGACCCCGAAAACGAAGGAACAGTACCTGACCGTGATGATATAGTGTTACAGGGTAGAGAAAATACAGACCTTGTTCTTAAAAGCAACGAAGTAAGATTAAGATGTGGATTTAAAAAAGACCCAAACAATAGAAAAATCGTCGAACGACTACATTACAACAGAAAAAATCCGGCATATATACAGATGAGATATCAAAAAATGAAGGACGAGAAGAAAAAAGACTTTTCAAGCCTTATCAATATTGTCGCAGACAGGATAAACCTGCTTTCGCATGACTCGCCAACATATTTTAAACTCGCCGACAAAAAGCAACTTATAAGTGATGAAGAATTACAAAATGTTTTTCAAAATGCACATCCACTACCGTATGGCGATGTTTTAGTTGATTTTCTATATGGCCTTGTAAGAATCTTTACAACACATACACATCCATTTCCAATGGACCCGCCAGTATGTGTAGAGTCAGACAGAAAACTACTTGAGACCAATCTTGATGAGATGCTTTCAAAATCAATTAAAATCAATTAAAGAATGGGTTATCCTTTAATGACTCTATAATTTGCTCTTTACTTTCACATAATTCTTTGAATGAGTGTATATCGTCACTATTAAGGCCGAACCACTCATTCAATTCTTTTTTACTATAGAAATGATTATGCATCATTTTTTCAATTTTGAATGGTTGTTCTGTTTCGTAGAAATCAACAAGATGAAGTTCAGTTCCATTTCCTGTCTGAAGTTTTTTCAACCTGTTTTCCAACTTACCTGTAGTTACCCCGATTTTAAATAAATCGGTAGATGGGTCGCAAATTAAATATACATATCCTCGCTTGCTCATATATATGAATTTAACCCTTTTTAACAAATTATTCAAACTATTTATTATAAAAAGATTGTAACATGGCAATAAACACCAAAACATATATTTCAAAAAGCAACACAATAGTAAAGGATTCAAATGTGAACCTTGCGCTAAATCCCGTAATGGAACTAAACTATGGAGTAATGCTTACAAGAGGGCTTATATATTTTGATATATCAAAAATCAAGAAACGTGTTGAGGACAAAATTTATCCCGACATGACTAAATTAAAGCACGTACTCAAAATGACAAATGCTGCCTCTGTAAATGATAGAAGAATAAATTGCTATACGTTTGATAGCGAATACAGTAAGCATAAACTAAGGGCTGTGTCGTTTGACTTGATTTTCTTTTTACTACCAAAGAATTGGGACGGTGGACGTGGTTTTGATTATGTGCAAGACTTATACAATAAACACGGAAGGGGCATCTCAGACGATGCATCAACTTGGTATAAGTACAGGAATTATTGCGCATGGGACGAAGAAGGTATATATTCTACTGATAAATTATCACAAGAACTTGATAAATTCACTTCTTTGAACGGAAATCAATCAAGCATTATTATAGGTTATCAACATTTTGATAAAGGCAATGAGCCAATTGAATTTGATATCACTGAAACTGTTAATAAATTCATAACGGGTGAACTTTGCAACAATGGCATTGGTATAGCATTCTCACCCGCTTTTGAAGAAACAACAACCGACGTTTCACAATACGTTGGCTTTTTTACACAGCATACTAACTCTTTTTATGAACCATTCGTTGAAACAACTTATGATGACCATATAAGCGATGATAGGTTGGCTTTCTATCTTGACAAGAAAAACAAGTTGTATTTTTACGCAAATATTGGTGGAGAATCTGTAAACCTTGATGAAATGCCAATAGCAGAAATTAATGGTCAAACCTATGAAGCAAAACAGACCACAAGGGGTGCTTATTACGTTGAAGTTGAACTAAATTCTGGTGAATACGAAGAAAACACAATGTTATACGATATTTGGAGTAATATCAAATACAAAGGAAAAACTTTTCCAGAAGTTGAACTCAGTTTTGTTGTAAAAAATAGTAATGGGTATTATTCATTTGGTTTGCCTTCAGCAAACTATACCGAATCAACACAGAAATTTAGTCCATATATTAGTGGAATTGACCATCAGGAGAAGATTAGACGTGGAGACATAAGAAAGGTCATAGTTGACTGTAAAGTACCTTATACGTCAAATAAAATGTATGCTGTTGATAATATAGAATACCGCCTTTACACAAAAGACGGGGTTAGGGAACTTGACGTTATTGACTATTCCAAAGTAGAACGTGGATATAATACCAATTATTTCCTGATTGATACAAATGATTTAATACCATCAAGATATTATATCGACCTAAAAATTAAATATGATATGGAAGAAGTGTTCCATAGAGACATGATTGAATTTGATATAGTGAATGACGTAACAGAAGTATATAACTAATACCTTCATTGCGCAATCACTATATTAAAAGACCAAGCCTTTCCTCAGTTTTAACGTTTTCAACCCTTTCCATTAGTGATTTTACTTTTTTTAGTTCTTCACTTCTGTTTATGGCTTCATCGAATTCTGTTTCAGTTGTGTTAGACTCAATAAACTGAGTTTCATATTTTGTCAAATCTCTTGTAAGAAATGCTTTAAGCCTATCTATGATTTTCACTTTTTCTTGCAACTCATCTGCATCATAAGGTATGTCCCAAAATAAATGATTAGCAATAAATGTAAATCCGGTATAAGGTTTATCGTATTGTTTTGGCTTGTAGTTAACCCAATAAAAAGCGTTATTTTTTATTATTGTTTCTATATAAGCATTCTTATCGTTAGAATCATAGTAAAATATCTTATAGCCACAATCGTTACCCCACCTGTCAGAATATCCAGAAGAATAACGTGTATATAAAAGTTTTAAGTATCGTGATTGTAATGTTGGGTTCATGTTCTTTAAATGATATCCATCAAGAATGTCACCGTATTCAATATTATTCTTTAATACACGCATTGCTTTAGGTAACGGCATGTCATTAAGTTTATTTGCCCAAAAGACTGAATTTTGCCCCGTTCCTGCATTCATCTCATCGTCATTAAGTCCAAATACGGTTTTAGAAGTATGACCACTTTTATCAGATGTGTATAAAGAATTAGGTGAAACCTGCTCCATGTCGGTATTAACTTTTGACAGGTCGTAAATCACAGAGCCATGCGTTGTGTTGTCATAATAGTCTATGCCACTAACATTAACACCGTTATATCCGTTATATTCCATGAATAAAGTAGAAAAGGATTGATTGCCTGTATGGTTCTGAGCCATTCTTGTCAATTCATAATAAGACGGACATTTAAGATTTAATGCTTTTGCATTTCTTTGTATTTTTTGATAAAGTAAAGCGTTATCGTAATCAGCTTCATGTTGGTTAAAACCATGAATACTTGATATTCTATTATAGAAAGCATTTACATTTTTCAACATCGAATATAGAACATCACCATGATGTGTTGAAGTAACACGGTAAAGATTTTTATACAAATCAAAATCAACGCGATAAAGACCGTCTTTAATCTGTATAAAGTGTGGGTCAGAGTTTGTCTTTTCGGACTGATACATGTCATCATGTCCACCCCTTTCATGTGGATTTAATTTATATGTTGAAAAATACGTTCCACTTCCAAAATGTCCCGTGTCACGACCATACATTTGTTTTTTATTATCGGAATAATACGGCTCTCCATTATGGTTATCTCCAAAATGGTAATTCCACTCACTCTCATTTATTATATTTCTTTGCATAATTCTCTAATTAACACTATGTGTGTTTTCGCTTGCAAAATTATTAATTCCATCGAACGTTTCATCAAGTTGCTCTTGTGCAAGTTGAATCATCTGAGGCCTATCAACCAACACTTCACCCTTTTCAACAATCGGTGTAGTTAGTTTATCATTGATATAGAAGTATGATTCCTCACCATCCCAAGCAGCAATACACAGGATTTGGTCAAATTTAAGGTTCATCGGGCTGAACGTTGATACTATTTCTTTTCTTGCCCTTGTATATGCTTCAAGTTCTTCTGGCCTTAAAACTCTTTTTGCTTCAGCCTCAGGTGCAAATTTATCACGCTTTGTTGACATGCTTTTGATAACATCATAAGGTATTTCAAGAAAATCTACACCATTTTTCTTAAGTGTACCATCTTCATTTGCAAAATACGCTTTGCCTGTAAAATCCATGACTGACATATCAAAATCAATTGACGGGTTCTCAGTCTGATTAAACTGCATACCATAGTCACTCATACGTCTTTGGTTGTGATTATCACCCAATTTTCCGTCACTTTCGATTCCTATGCCGTATTGTTGCCTTAATCGACTAAGTGGCTCTGCATATTTCTGACCATATTCCGATTTATATATTTCAGGACTTTTCCAATGGAAAATATAACGCTGTGTAACAACAATTGCATTGGTTGCTAATGGGTTTTTCTTTTCCTCGTCGTTTTTATTAAACTTATCCAACTGTCTATACCAATCCGTTTCACCGTGTTTATCCTTATATTTGTTTAATACGCTTTGCACATCATCAGAACGCCATGTCTTTTTTGTTTTGTAAACCTTAGCGGCCTTAACATATGTGACACTTGCTATTTTTCCGCGTGTCTGTTTTATGTTATCGTTTGTTTTGTTAAGTATATCTATAATTTGGTCACGTGTAACCTGAATACGGTTTTTATAGTTTTCATTCAAACGTCCATATGGATGTTCTAACTTTTCATTAAGTCTAACTATATGTTGATATGTTTTATTTTCATTGATTAAGTCCATAAATCCTGCTGTCTTTTTATAATAAATATACGAAAGAACACAAAAAAATCAATGGGACAACCAAAAGGCAATCCCATTGAATTTTGATTTAACCGTCTGAAAATCAGATTAACGCAGTTCATTGATGTCCCAATGTACAAGACCGTCACAAACGATTGCACCATAGTAGCGGTTGTTAACCAACTTCTTAGCGTAACGGGTGCAGATACCCTTTACTGGTGCAAAGTTAAATGGATTATACATGGTTGGTGTCAGTGCCATAGGAATATATGGTGCATAGATGTAACCTGTATCAAGCAGAGAGGTTCCGTGGTGTCCCATGATTAATGACCAATAAGGTGCATATGGGTCAACGATAACCTGATAGCGTCCTTGCAGTGAACCAATCTTCTCGATACCCATGTTGTACTGGTCGCTTTCTGCTGAAGCGTCAGTTACGTGGAAGTATTCAAGGTCATTCAGAACTGCTGAAATCTCGGCTGAAACAACGATGAAGTTTGCACCACCACGAAGTGTTGACTTCTGGATTTGTGCTGAAATCATGTTGATTTTAGTCATTAAGGTCTGATTCCAGTCTTTCTGGGTGTAGTTGGTTGAAGGAACAGCCATACGCTGCCATCCGTTGTAGTCCCAACGTGCTTGCCAAGGAGCAGCCTTACGAAGGTCGCGAAGGATTTCACGGTCAATCTCAGCAGCAATCTGCTCAGAAAGGATTGCGGTTAACTCAGCCTCAGCGTCGATGTTGTGGAAAGCAGCAACGTCTTGTGCTAACTCAGGTGACCAGGTTGCACGAAGTTTTCTTTCCTCAACAGAAACGGTAACTGAAGTAAGCTGGAATGATACTTCACCCATTTCGGTTTCCAACTCAAGTGAGTCGTACTGTGCCCATGCGATTGTGAACATCTCGTCAGGCTTAAAGTCTTCAGTGATAGCCTCAGGGTCGATACCAATGTAACCAAGAACAGTCTTACCTGCTTCCTTTACAGGCTTGGTAAGGTCAAGTTCGATGTACATTTTACCTTGTGCGTCGCAAGGACTGTCATAGTCAACCATACCAGCACCGTACTTCTGAGTAACAACGCGGAAGTGGATTGATTCACCTGCTCTGAAAGAAGTGAACTCATCACCACCATCGATTTCGTTATTAACGATAACCTTCATTGAAGCAAGGAATGCCTCTGTGTCCATTTCGTTTCCGTCAGGACCAGTCAAACGACCTGCATTGAATGAACTGAAACCTGTTACCTCAAGCATCAGTGAACTAATTGAACCGTCGTAAGCATTTACAAGTTTTTTCTTTCCTTCTTCTGAGAAGTCAGCAAGTTCGTATGCGCTTCCGTCAGGCATAAGAGTAACGACCTTTGCATTACCAACCTTGATATGCACTTTACCCTTAGAGTTGTCGAACAGGAAGTCCTCATAGAACAGGTCGTACAGAGATTTCTTCATATAGGTAGTAACCATAGGAAGAGTGTCGTACTCGCTCATTTGAACTGGTTCTACAACCTCGTCAGGTAAACTGTAACGGCTGTAATTCTTCCAAGTGCGGTCTCCACTGTTGCGTTCGATATGTAAACCGTCGGCATCAACTTTGTCGTTGATGTAGTTAGTTCCCTCACCGAAACGGGTGTCAGGGTTCTTTGCCTCAAATGGGTCGCCATTCTGGTGACGATTGCGGCGGGTATAGCCCATAAGACCAACGTGTGAACCCTTGTCGCCATCAGTAAGTTTTTCTGGGTCATCAAATTCCCACTTCCTCTCAGAGGTGACGGGCTTGATGAAGAACAGTTTACCAATAGGAAGGTTCATAGCCTGTACTGATACGATATCGTTTGCAAGAAGTTTGCTGAAGATACGACGAATCAGAGGGAATACAACGGTTTCGAATGAACCTGAGTTGTCTGCTGTTGTTGCCTCACTGATGAGGTGCTTTGCCTGATTTTCATACAGGGTAGCAACAGTTTCCTGAATGTGACCCTGCAGACCATCCACGAGGTGAAGCTTTTGCCAACGCTCCTGGATATCTTGGCGGATTTTCTTTTGTGCATTAAGTTCAATATTACCTACTGCACCTGATGTTAAAAGTTCTCTCATAATATATGTTTAAAAAACCTTTCTAATTTTTATTTTTACTTTTTAATTTTGTCAAGTCTCTTCATGAAATCAATCGTTTCGTTTAAGTCATCAGACTGATACATTGATGTTTCAACGATTGTCTGTTTCTTGGATTCTGCTAATTGCTGTCCGTTAATAACATTATTCACGTTGTTGATTGGATGTGCATTTTTCAGTTCCCTTGAAATTGTCTCATACAATTGATTGCTTTCATTGATTGACTTAACGTCATTGAAGCGATTAACTATATCAATTTTCTCGTCCCTTGTTGTTGTGTTCTCGGTAATAAGTTTGATGATTTTACCAAGACTGGCGTTAATTGTGCAAGCCTCTTGAAGACGTTCCTTGATTTGTTCTGCGATTTCTTTGAGTTGCTTGTTCTCATTGAAGATGATGTTAGCTTTTCTTAACAATTTTTCGGATGTAACATCAGTTGGGTTTTTGGTTGTTGGATGAACATACCCATCCGGCATTTTACTACCAGCCCTTGGGTCTTTTCCCTTTGGGTTATTATTGGCATTTGCCTTAGTATTATTGCGGAAATTTGGTCCGTCCTGTACAACTGAGATTGCCTCTTCAATTTCACATTCATCACCTTCGCAACAATCACCCTCGTTAACCTTTTGGGTAAATGGGTCATCTTTTCCCTTACCAGCCCAAGGCTGTTCAGTTCCCTTTGGTACACCCGCATCCATTGAGTAAGTGCTCTTCGGATTAGCAGGTTCATCGTTAGGAGGTGTAGTCATAGCGGTTTTGTTCTGTCCCCAATGGGCATCATAACCAACGTGACTATCATATTCATTAATGTGACTGTAAGATTCCTCCATATCGTCACCAACCTCAAGTTCATACTCAAAGTTATCTTCTTCTGGCTCATCGGCCTCAATTTGGATGATATATTCAGTGTCCGCATTATCATCTGTCAGCGTAATCTCGTCACCGTTCTTAACGACACGAATGCCATCCTCAGGCTTCATAACACGCAGAACCTTGACAACGTCTTCACTTCCCATACCTGTTAGGTCGTATTCACCGTCCATGTCCTTGTACTGTTCAATTGAATCCCAGACTTCATCTCCGGCACCGTCTTCTCCATCGGAATCAGCACCTTCATCGGCACCACTTTCGCCTTCGTTACCAGCTTCTGTTTCGGATGGCTTTTCATCGCCCTCTCCACCTTCTGCATCGTCTCCGCCGAATGGGTTATCGCCCTTTCCTTCTTCGTCCTTACTGTCAGTTGAAGCAGTCTCAAGTTCCTTTTCGGGATTGACCTCTTCCTCGTCATATTCATCCTCGGCTTCAGTAATCATGGCACGCAAATTTTTATTAACTGATTCATCAACGATGTCTTTTAATGCGTCTTTCGTTGATTCACGCAGTGTTGCGTCCATGGCCTCTTTGTCAACCATGAGGTTCTTGATATAGTTACTTCTAATATTTTTTGCCATGTTAGACTTATTTTTTCAAGACTTTATTTTAAATATAAATATAGTTAATTTTCCAAAAGTTAAGTATTTTAAGTTATTAGGGCATTAAAAATGAAAAAAATTATGCTAATGCGTCATATCCATACCCAGCAGGAAGCCATTTAAGTTTTCCTGTATCTTCATCACTGAAAAAATTCCGTAATTCATCCTCAACGTTCATTAAAAGTTCATAACAATTAGTCGCGTCAGGGCCATCATATTCAGTAGAGAGAATATCTTGCATATCCTCAATTGCTTTTATTAAGTTCTCATATGCAATCCGTTCTTCACTATCAGACTCTCTCAGTAACCTTCTAATGGACTCTTTAAAAGCCTTTCTTATTGTGTTTTCATTTATATATAAATTTCTCATAATAATATATTTTTTATCTTCAATATCTTCTCGTTTAATTCCTCTCCCGTTCTTGAATTATCACTCTCAATGTACTGTTGAAGTTCTTTGGGGTCAGTTGCACACCATGCGTTAGGTGTACTTGGCTCAAGAACGTTATCGAAACAGATTAATTCAAGGTCATCACCGACCATAAGTGTTCCGAACTTATCTTCAACACTCCCTACTGCTCTTGAAGAAACACCTACACGAATATCATCAAGTATCATATTGGCAACTTTATCACCGCTTGTTGATATCACACCGTAACGTTTGTAACCTGGTGATAAATGTAATTTCATTTCGCCGACAAGTGTATGACCCTCCCATCTAAGGTCAAGAATCCTATGGGCAACATCATGACCAGAAAGACTTGAAGAACTTGGATGGTCTAACGCACTTACAGATGTATGCATTGCAATTTGGTTTTCAAGATACTTTTGTACCTCACGTTTTAGGATTGCTTCTGGATAAATTCTTCCGTTAGCATTCTTAACACCGTATTTCTGAAAAACAGCAGAAACGATGAAATCATCAGGAATGACGAACTTGTCATGGTGTGCAATATCTTCCTTGATTTGAAGAATTGTGTCTTTGTGGCCTATAATGTGTCCATCATTCTCAATAAGCAGACCAAAACCCGTTTGACCTGCCTTTATTTCGTTCAACTGTTCAAGTTTATGTATTGTGGACATAATTTTTTATCTTTTTTCTTATAAATATATTATAAACAAATAAAATGCAGCCTTATTTGACCGCATTTTATTGATACCTAAGTTTTTTAAGGCTTAATCTTTCATCACATTCATAACCTCAATCATTTCTGCTAAATCAACAAGTATTGTTTTTTCGTTGAATTTCTTTTCGTTAATGTTATTAATTACCTCCTGAAGTTCTGCTTTATCGTTTCCTTCATACTTTTTCATGCTTTCTGAAAGCGTACTAATGGTTTTTGCTTTATAGTCGTTAAACATCTGTTCTTTATCTTGACAATTTTGAACTTTTTCAATAAGTTGTTTTTCATCATCGTTAAGTTCTTTATCATATTTTTCAGACAATTCAGAAAGTTTTGCGTTAAAATCAGTGGTTTCTTTTTTCTCTGTAATTACATGTTCACGAAGATATTCTGAAATTTGTTCCTTAGCCTCTGTAAGTTGCTTCAACTCCGAAAAAATGTTCCTCTTAAATAAAATGCACTCAATTGATTCATACAGGTTAATTGTCTCATCATCAATTGCGATATTCTCATCAAGCCCACCTTTTATAATCATTTCAATAAGTTTTCTGTTATGCGACTTCGCTTCTTTCAGACTCATTGGCTTAATTGAAGAAGCAACCTCGTTAACATATTTTTCTGAATATTCCGGATTAACACCTGACCATGTATCCTTATTGGTAAAACAATTATAAACCTTGAATTGTTCAAACAACACCTTATCATTTTTGATTTCATTAACAATATTACCAATTTGTCTCGCTTTTCTCTTGTTGCCTTCATTTACCACTTTGGACATATTTTCAAGAATGACATCCATAATAATACCCATATTTAGGTTTTGTCCGTATTTCATCTCCATAATGCCATTTTCACTTGACATATATCCGTCAAGATTCAACTTCAGTCTATTTGCTTCTTCCCAATCGTTCTTGAAACCGTTATAGTCTTCGTCTTGAAGTTTTTTTAATGCTTGTTGCGTAAGCACGTTAATCTGATGACGTATTTGTTCATATTTTTCGTTAAATGCCATTTTATTCACATTAGTTTATCTTTATTTAACTATAAATAGTTTATTTCTCATCATTACTTGTAATATTGTCAAGTTCTTTTGCTATGTTGTTTAAATCTTCGTTGATGAGGAAATTATTGTTAAGAATTGGAATATTTTCTGTCTTTTTTTCTTCTGCACGTTTTTCTTCTGTTATCTTTTTCAATAACAAATCAGCAAATCCGCTTTTTGGTGTTTTACGTTTTCTGCCACTGTTGATTGTTTTTTGTTCATTCAGCATGTTTTTAAGCATTCGCTTCATCTGAGTTTCACCCATTGGTGGTTGTTCTTCATCACCACCCTCAGGTGGCGTTCCACCCATTGCTTCTTCTTCGCCAACTGCGTCATTCATGTCCATTTCACCCTCAGCACCCATATCATCACCCGCTGTATCGTCCATACCTGGGTCAAAAGCACCGCCGCCACCAGCGAAGCCTCCTCCACCTCCGCCTTCTGGGCCACCCTCTTCACCACCTGCAGAGTCGCCATATTCTGCTCCGATTTCTCCATAGATGTTATCAACTGGGTCAAATATTTTTGTTCGCTTAATAATTTGTTCTGTCTTTTCAAGTTCTGCGGCAAGAGCACGTTCAAGACGCAATTCTTCAAGGTTATCCTGTATTTCCTTATCCGACCATCCCATGATTTCCTTCCAAGCCCTAGTTGCTGACATTAGCGGTATTCCATTTCCACCATCCGTCATAGCATCTTTTGCCGTTGTAACTTTCTTTGCCATGTTTTCAATTTCAAGCATTTCTGCCTGAGAAGAAGGGTTGTTCATCGTAAGTGAAAAATTCATAAGGTCATCTTTAAAACCTAGCAAGTAAAGGTGAATCACACAAATTTTGTTAAGTTCCATAAGCAATGCCTGTTGGATACGGTTTACGGTTCTCGTAAACCTTACGTCCATAAGTGAAAGATTTTTGCCATCACCTTGTGCTTCTTCAAAGTTCAAGAATGATTTAGGCACTCTTAATGCTGTCATAACCTTATCTTGCACAAACTTAATATCGTCCATTGCTGTCATATTTTGAGCACCCTGTAACGTATCAATAGGATTTGCGGCATTTTCATCACGCACGGGAATAAAGAAGTCCTCAGAAACATTCAAAAGGTTTTTTCTTAAGTCTAGTTGCCCTGTTTGCGGGTCAATGACTGGTGTTCTTTTGAAGTTGTTTGCAATTTCTTGAACATATGCAGGTACATCGGCTTCATCAATTGCACCCACATTAATTTTAAACACACGCCTTTCAATTGAGCGTTCAAGACGATAAATAAGCATCATGTCCTCCATCATTGACAACATTCTGAAATGCCTTCTTGCCTTATGCAAGAAACTTACGCCATATGGCAAGAATAATGAATCGTATAATAGTCTGAAATGCGCTATCTGCCAATTAGGGTATGTGGTATATGTTGTTTGTTCTACCCAAAGAAACTTCGTTGTGTCAAACTTTTTTTCTTCAGTGTTTGCTGTAATCGAAGCAAATCCACCAACATACGGGTTCTCCATACCATTTTCATAACGTTCAATCTCATAAACAGGCAATTGTTTCCATCCAATTATTCCATTGTCAGACGTGACATTCAAAAGCATGAAATTATTTCCGTACTTACACATGCTTCGACAAATCATTGGTAGCATCGTGTTAATCATAAGCCTATTAACAAGAAGGTCTTGAAGGATAGACTTAATTCGTTCGGATTTTGAGGAAACATTAACCATGAAACCTTGGTTTTTTATATAAGTCGCTTCTTCTGAAACTATATCAAGTGCTGCACCGATTTCAGGAAAAGTATCCATAAGGTCAGCATCACGATACATCATCTTGACCTCATTAAGTCCGGCCAGGGATTTGTTATTCAAATCCAACTGCGCCCTCCTCCATTGGTTTGCGAGAAGTTTCTGTTGTTTCAATTCAAGAGACTTGCGCTCGTACTCAGCACGGTCTTTTGTTTTAAAAAGAACATCACTATCTTTCAAGTCATAAACATTGACATTATTCCTAAGATTTGTAAGACCGGAATTTCCGCCAACAACATAACTTAGTTTTTGAAATATTGTAGGTTTATTTTTAGCCATTTTTATTATTCGTTTTTATAATGTTAATCTTTTTCTCCCATGTTTTCAACGCTTTCTGAAACCACCAAGCAATATCATTGCATTTATTCTTCTTGCTTCCTCTTTCTCAATCTGCCTACTACTGAAGAATGGCATTTTTCTTTCCATTGCCATGTTTATCGAATTTTCCAACTGATGTTTTGGGAGGTTTGAGTTTCGTGTGTTATTTACGTACCATGACTTAACAATAGACATGTCTTTTGATTTATCTTTTTCATTTTTAAGTAAGAAAAAGTTCATTATGAATATACCCATTGACAAACATGTAAGTGAGTCATCGTGACATCCGTCCATATGGTCAGGTCTTCCGTTTTTGTAAATCCACGTCTCCATTTCATTGATAACACGCATTGAACGTATTTTAAAGACGTTTTCTTTAACTACTGTTATGAATGACTGAATCATTTGTGTGCGTAAAGCATTATTTCTAAAGCCAGGCAACTGGTCACCTGGTTTAAGATTAAATTTTGAATACGCACGTTCAATGGTATAACTTTTAAGACTTGGCTGTTCGTAATAAAGATTTGGATAGTTCAATCTTTGAAGTGTAAGAACCGTAGCATCTCCGTAACCGCCAATACACTCAACAACAACCAACGCCTCATTATATGTCATCGCATATAGCGAAACCATTTCACCTATTTCATCGCCAGTTTTTTTACCATAGTATTCTAGAACTTGGTCAACACAAGGAAATCCATTATCATCAATAGCGTCAACATCAAATATTTCAATAGCGGTTCTATCGTCTGCTGCACCCGAAGAAGGGTCAACGGCACATATGTACCTATGTCCAGGTATTGGGTCTTTCCAAATCCAAGTTTCCTTTACAAACTCATCACGTAAATTCCAATCATCGGGAAGAACACGGACATTCATTTTAAGTTGCATTTCTATAACTTCAGGCGCAATAACGTTGTCCGAAGAACCAAGGAATGAAACCTCCAACTCCTGAGCAATTTTAATCTCGTCACCGTTGAAAGTTTTACACATATCCTCGAACCATGGTGAAGTTGGTGTCCACCCGTCTTGCTCCATTTTTCTCCAATGCTCTTCGTTGTATTCGATATTACCAAGTCTATCAAGTACTTTTTCATAAAACCACTCAATTTGTCCTGTTTCCTTGTTTCTCTTATACCACTTCAGGTTTCTGTTATAACGCAAGTCCTGAAACCATTTGAACTCAACTGAATGATAGTTATTTTCTTTCTTAATTGCTTTTGAATAAGTTCTGTAATATAATTGGTCTTTTCCGTTTGGAGTTGAAATCATAAGGATTTTTGCGTCCCTAACAGATGCGGTTGCGGCAACAGCCTGTGCGTAAACCGATAACCCGTTCTGAATAAATGCGGCCTCGTCGAATATAAGGATAGACACAGCGGAGATACCACGGGCAGCATTTTCACCAGAAGAACGTGCGTATATCCTACATCCATTAAAAAGTTCAATATACTGCTTGTTTCTTGCTTTATAGATTGATTTTTTGTTTTTGGGGCTGTTTGGGTCAGGAGACCAATAGTCATTACCCCAAAACCATCTTGGCACTTGGTCAAGGAAAACACCCATCTTTTCAAGCAACTGTTGTGAAATGTCCAACTTGTTACCAATACAAAGAACGGTTTCAGGTGATTTTTTCGAAGCAAATACACATTGTCCTGTAACCCATGCGCTTGCCACCGTTGTGATACCAGCCTGACGGTGTTTAACAGCAACGGTGTTTGAGTAGTTCACGAAACTTTTAAGTAACTCAATTTGTCTTGGGAATAACTTAAACGGAACCTCCTTTCTTTCATCCGCATTAAAGGTCGAAAGATAGTTCTCTATAAAGTATTTTCTTGTCTTATCCTGAAGACATTTAAAATATTCCTCGTGAATGTTCATATAAAAGTTAATTAAAGTTTAGTATTTCATCACCATGGAAATAATCATCATCCAATGGGTATTTGCTGTTCTTTATTTGGATATAATCTTCAAAGTCATCAAGCCGCTTTTTACGATTAATCTTTGACACAAGTGTATTTATGAACTCTTTTCCATATTTTGTACCTGCAAAAACCTCCTGCATTGCCTCATTGAAATCATGAACTCTCATTTTCGATAATTCCATAAACAGGAATGTAGGCTCAACATCCTCATCGATAATATTGAAAATTCGTTCACTCAAAGGCAAACCAAGTCTTAAATCCCACACTTCAGCAAGTTTAAAATCGGCTTTCTGCATGACATATTTTGCCTTTTCATGGTCTTGAGGCAAACCTTGTGAAATTACAAGTTCAAGCACACCCTTAATTGTTTCTTCAATCAAAATCGGAAACAATATTGCTTTAGCATCAATTATTGGCATTTCATCCTGAGAAGTTAATGTTACGTCAACCGTACCACCTTCAGTGCTATCCTTACTGTCAATTGAATCGGTATCAACATAAAGCAACAGATTATTTATGCTTAAAATTTTACGATAAAGCATTGGTAAATCAGGGTCTATCTTAAACAGTTCCTGAATATAAGAAGCAATATCGTTAGCATAATGCATTGCGGTGCCGGCAATAAGACTATTAAGCAATCTTCTCTTATAAATTTCATCAGTTAGATTATTCATATCCTTAATGTTGTCAAATGAATAATCCTCTGTGGTTTCAGGAAACATCCTTTGGTTCGAGGTGTCAATTTCGGTTGTTAATGAAGTCCTTATATCAACGGTGTCCGTTGGTATATTAAGCAATTCAGTTACAACTTGACCGGCCAGTTTTTCCAATGCATCATGACAGTTTTTTTCATGCTTAAGACATTCTGAAAGAAGTTTACTTAACTCTTTTTTAAGTAAACCCACATCACCGCTTCCAACTTCTTCGAGTAATTCGTTATAATGCTTTGTTAATACATGTATAACGAATTTTTCCTCATCTTCTGGTGGAAAAGCGGGATGTTCACCAAGAGAAGTTTTATTGTTTCTCAAGGCTTTAAGTATATGTTTTGGCAGTTGTTCCATTATTTGTTAATCATGTTTAGAAATTCATCAACTGAATACATCTTTGTATTTTCTTCAATAATTTTTCTTCTTCGTTCGGAAAGTTCACTTCTTGATATAACATAAGATTCCGTATTTAACCCATTGTTTGTTTTGTCCACGATTACAAATTGTGTATCTGGGTCGTTTGGATTTTTTAGTTTAGATTGAGCTGTCTTAAAACTATTATCCAATGAGTTTGTGTTTGTTTTCTCAACAGGAATAACCTGTTTAGGTTTGCCTGTGGTTGATATGTTTCCTAGACTATCAACAACCTGTTCTTCCAATGCTTTTCTGTATTGTTCTTCTGTTAGTTTAAATACTCTACCCATAATAATATGTGTTTTTACAATAAATAGTGTTAAAACAACAAAAACCACGAGGTTATCGTGGTTCCTGTTTTTGTTATGGCATTATTAGAATTTTGAAATAAATGGAGAAGTTTTGTAAGATTTCCTTGACCTTTTCTTCATTGGTTCAATTTCATCGGGGTCTTTTCTTTCAAGTCCCGGTCTTTCAACCGATTCCATTTGTTGACCACCACTATTATCCATCGGTGGCATT